TCACTCCGCGATAGACGGCACTGCCGCACTTCCTAATGGCTCACTTCGGTGGGCTTTTTTTATGTCCAAAATATGAGGTGACATTATGTCTACTGATTTTATGCCCACGGTGGGCACTGAGATTGCGTTCTCAGCGGCAGCGCCCGCCACACATGATTCAACAGGGTTTGCTGCGTTGACCTATACCGACTCTGACGTTGTTGGTGAGTTCGGTGAAACCGGTGCTAACGATAGCCCGGTCACTTTCGTTCCTGCTGGTACAGGTGATACTGAAAAAGCACAAGGTGCTACCGATTACGGCAGTGAAAACCTGAATATGAAATACACCACTACCGAAGACGCTGGTGTTGCCATTCTAAAAGCTGCTCATGCGGCCAGAACAAAGGTTTCTGTGAAGAAAACTCTTCCTGATGGCGCAATCATTTATTACCGAGCCAACTGCATGGGTGTGCGCACTGTTACCGGTGGGGCCAATACGCCAATCGGCCTGGCAACAACGCTGGCCATTTCTGGCAAGCCGGTCTACGTCGACGCACCAAGCTAAGACCAGTTCACCGGGGGTAGGCTCGCGCAGCTGAAAGCGGATTCATCCACCGTTCCCCTGGTGATTCGGATGATCACTATTAAAACTGCGAGGTATGAAGTTAATGGATATTTCATCTGTTTCACGAAAGAACACCACTGTTGTTACTGATTTTGTATTGCCTGACGGCACTCCAATCATTGACGAAAAGACCGGAAAGCCCTCATTTATTGAAATTTATGGTCCTGATACTGACGAGCACAACCGCTTGGTTGCAAAACGTGCTCGCGATGTGCAGTTGAAGAACCAGGAGAGGCAGTCAAATAAAAACCAACAGCCCGAGCCGATCACTGAAGACACGGTGAAGCAACAGAAAGAAAATGACGCTGAGTCTATTGCTGGAATCACGGCTAACTGGGGCGGATGGTACGATAAAGGCAAGCCGCTGAAGTGTACGCCTGAAAACGCCAAGCGCCTCTACCTGCTGATCGGCACTGTCCGCCGTAAAGTCGATAAGGCGTTCGGAGACGAAGCAAATTTTTTGGAAGTGTCGAAAGACAGTTAATTCTCCACGTTGATCACCAGGCATGGCTAAGCGCCGTGCCAGAATATGGCGACAACGACAGAAAGAAACAAAGCCGAGAAGCTGAGTTTCAGATGTTCGAGGTTGAGTACGACAAGGCGCCAGTACCAGAAACTGGCACTTATCTGCTGAACTACTTTCGACAATCAGGTCGATGCCTTCAAACCTCCGGCGGCATCACTCCACTGACCTGGACAGAGCTTGAGTCGTTCGACCAGGCCAACAAACTTGATCTGCTGGTATGGGAAAAGCGTTTGCTGATGCAAATGTCGATTGCCTACGCCAATGGATTAATCGCTTATCGAGACCCCAAATCACCGCCACCTTACGTGTCCGAGGAAGACCCTCTCGGAAAACGGCGTGAGGCATTGAGGAAGTAGATGGATATAGCAAATATTGAAATCGGCATTGATACTCGCCCGCTATCCAAGAGCGAGGACTCATTGCGTTCTCTAGCGGTGACCGGGGACCGAACCGAGAAGCAGCTGAGCGACTCCACCAAAAAGACTGAGCAAGGCTTTAACACCCTGACGAAATCTATTGCGGCCACTTCGGCTGTTCTGGCAGGGCTGGGTGCTTACCGGGTGGTCAACGGCTTCAAGGACACCATTGTCGAGACTGAGCGCCTGCGCGGCTCTCTGGTTACCGTTACTGGTAGCGTCGATATGGCCTCAGACGCTTTTGCGCGGCTGACAGATTTTGCAGAAGAGACGCCCTTTACTCTTGATCAATCAGTTAATGCCTTTGTTCGATTAAAAGCATTGGGCCTTGATCCGTCCGAGCGAGCCATGCGTTCTTATGGCAACACTGCCGCTGCCATGGGCAAAGACATGATGCAGATGGTGGAGGCCGTTGCGGACGCTGCTACAGGAGAATTTGAACGGTTAAAAGAATTCGGTATCACTGCCAGCCAACAAGGTGACCAAGTCGCCCTGACATTTCAGGGCGTCACTACCACCATTGAGAAAAATGCCGCTTCGATTGAAGAATACCTGACAAGAATCGGTGAAGTTCAGTTTGCAACCGCCATGGAAGATCAGATGGAGCGTGTGCCAGGCATGCTGGCAAACCTCGAAGACGCAGTGTCCGGGCTGTACCGACAGATTGGTGACGATGGGGCAACAACTGTTTTCGGTGAAGGAATTACCACGGCCACCGAGGCTGTTGAGTATCTGACTGAAAATACCCAAGTGCTATATACAACTACCGAGGCGCTTGCTGTTTTACTTGGCAGCCGTGTTGTTGGTGCCATGGCCGCTTCAACAGTCGAATCTATTAAGAAGCAGGTTGCAGAGCGCGCGCTAATCGTTGCTGAGCAGCAAAGAACACTTGCGACAATGAATGCCGCAAAAAGCGACTTGGCAGCAGCAGAGGCGGCGGCAGCAAGAACCCCAGGGTTCTACCTTAATGCCCAGGCGGCGACAGCAATGGCTAACGCTGAGAGAGCAGCGACAGCTGCTACAAACGCTCATGCCGCAGCAATGGCAAAAACTGCTACAACCGCTACTGTTTTAAAAGGTGCAATGGGACTGCTGGGCGGACCTGCTGGCATAGCGATGATCGCTGGCTACGGTATCTGGCAGTTAGTGGATGCCTTCATTGACGCAGAAGAAGGTGCGGAAAATTCAGCAAATAAAATCAATTTCCTCTCAAGCGAGATAACGGGTGCAAGGTATAGTACAGATGATCTTGATGGCAGCCTGTCCGATGCCTCGGAAACACTGGAAGAACGATTCAATCCAGCAATTCAAGATGCATTAACGTATGTTAACAAGTTCTTTGAATCCACATCCGATCTTACACAGCAAATCATTAAGCAGAATGAATCAGTCACTCAAAATGCAGAGATTATTCAACGAATCAATGAGCTTTATGGTCCGCTTTCAAGGCAGCGGGATCGATATAATCAGTTACTGGTTCCATCTTTGCAGGAAACTATCAACAAAACCCTCAGAGAGCATGCTGGGTTAGCACAAGAATCCTCAGTCAGCACTGACGCCGCAGCCGAGTCAACTGAAAATCTTTCAGAAGCCGCAACAAAAGTAATAGCCAAGCTTCAAAACGAAATTGAAATGATCGGCATGACCGACCGTGAACGAGCGATTCATATTGCTCTGCGCGAAGCAGAGGTTTCAGTTACATCTGAGACCGGTAAACAGATAGCAAAATTAGTTGAACAGCGCCTTGATGAAGAGGCAAAAGCTAAAGCGCAGGCTGACGAAGAGGAAAATCTTACCGAAAGACTTAAAGCTCAGGGAAAAACTGTCGAGTCCTTGATCCGGTCAGAAAAACAGCGTCAAGCCTCTTTGGCATTGTCTGGCCGTCAACGAGAGATTTACAACGCACTGGTTCGCGCCGGTCTCGATCTGTCACCAGAAGATCAGGCAGCCATTGCCCGTGAAGTCGGGCTGCGATATGACCAGGAAGAAGCCATTCGTCGCTCCAATAAGGCGACCGAGGACGCAGCAAAAATAGCTGAGGACTTCCGCGAAAAACAGAAACTCCTAAACAAACAACTCCAGGAAGACTGGGCAGAGACCCGCCGTGAATTTGGCGAATTCTGGGCAGATATGGTCCAGGACGGTGAAAACGCATTCGATGCACTGCTGAACTCCTTTGAACGCATGCTGCTGGAAATGACCGGGCAGCTGGCGCTGTCAGGCCTGGCCAGCATGTTTGGCTTCAAAACCCCTGGTAATGCAACAGGCGGCATCCAGGGTGTGTTGGATAGCTCAGGCTTTGCCGGTGATGCCATGGGCATGCTGCTGAAATCTGATACTTTCAAGCAATTCACCGACAGCACAGGCCTGTCAGATATCTTCTCCAGTTTCGGTGGTGGTGGCTCTTCTGTGCCCGGCGCCAATGCTGGCGCTGATGCCTGGTCAGATTTCTATGCGAGTGGTAGTCAGAGTTCCGGATTCAATGCTGATGCGTTTGTCAGTGGTCTCAAGACTGCTGGTCTGACTATTGGTGCTGGTGCTGTTGGTGCGTATGCCGGTAATGCGCTGGGCGAAGGCATATTCTCCAAAGAAGCTGAATCGAATATTGCCGCGAGTGTCGGTACTGCCATCGGCTCTTTTGTGGGTGGTCCACTGGGCGCCTTGGTTGGATCAACGCTGGGTTCATTGGTTGATGTCGCCACTGGTGGTGACGGCAAGGTGCGTTACAACGCTGGCATGTTGGTAGGACCCACACCGTCAGCTGTTGGTTCTGATCGTGCCTTTGAAGTGGATCCGTTTGAGTCTGGCCTGCAAGTGATGGGTGCGGCTCGCCGTGTCGATCAGTCAGTTGCCAACGATGTTATCAACACATTCCGTGAAGTTGATTCTGTTGTTTCCAAGCTGGTACGCGAGCTTAACGGCAATCTTGATCTGACAAAGGCATCACTGGGCGGCCTCGATGAAGAGGCGACCCCGGGCAGCTCAGGCACATTCCTTGGCTTGGGTGGTAGCGGTGCTCTGGCAGGTGATCTGGAAGCGCAGATTGATTATTACGTATCCCAGGTGATTGATCATGTGTCAGGCCTTTCG